CTTGGGGGGTATAGCCTTAAAATTTGGCAAAAAAAAACAGGGTAACCCCTTAAGATTACCCCGTCTAAACCTAACATGAAAAAAAGAAGTGGTACGAAGATACTAAATATTGTTTATCATCTTATGCTTAATCCAATCAATGTACACTTTATTGTTTACTGAGTAAGCCGACCGACATCCCGCCTTGCATCCTAACGAGTGCATTATCGTACCTGCCGCAGTTGTGTAAGTCTTGCGAAGCTTCACGTCTTCCGTTCCGCAGTTCGGGCAGTTCCAACGGTCACCACCTCGTAAAGTAGCGTAGTTGACTTTATGTTTAGAATAAGGGCGTAATTTGTCGTAAACCTTTTCTAAAATTACGACATCGTTTTTGCAATACTCGACCATGTGATTAAGAGCAGACTCGCTTTTGTCAAATAGGATATCTTTCCATGTTTGAAAGCCTCCAGTGTCCGTCTTTGCACCCACTCCGAGAAACTTACTAATGTAGTCTAGTTTATTTGAGTTGAAATAGAACCCACTTTTAGCGTATTTAAGCGTGTCAATAGTACGGTAAGTAGGGAACATGTCAATATCATGGTAAATACAGCGTGTACGTAACCATTTAATGTCGAACCTATCCCCATTGTGACCTATTATTTCGTCGGCTTTGTTGAGTTCCTTAATGAACTTTTTTAATAGGTGTTTATCGTCTTGGTTTTTGTCCCAAGTCAAAGAGTGTACTTCGTCTTCACCTTCCCACTTCCAACAAACACAAATAATTGCTCTTTCATGAATTATATTGTCAGGTGATATGTTTAGATTATAACCAATCCTCCAAGACGTAACTATGTTCGGGCTTGTCTCAATGTCGAAAAACAATCTTTTGCGGGTCATGGTCTGAATGTTTTAGTATAGTCGGCTAATCTATTTAACCAACCCTTGCGAAATTTAGCGTTTTTGCTACCGGGCTTACTAATGGCAATAAAGAAAGCGTGTCTAAGTCGGATTAACTCGTCGAATAGGATAGTATCATCTAACTCATTCGCAGCTGCTAAAGTTTTCATTCCGATATCTCCATCCACTACGACGTGTTTGCCTAAATTATTGAGTGCTTGTTGAAGGGTTATAATTGCCCGGTGTTGACCTGAACCCCATGCCATGCCCGTAACAATTACACCAATGGAAAAACATTTGAACTCGTCGGCTCTACACTTGTCCCAATATCCTTTGCGGAAAATCTTAAACCAATCCTCACTACTCATGTTTAAGAATCGAACATTGTTTGAGTGTCCGAACTCACCTACCCAAGACGAGTAACATATCCCCATGTTTGTGTGGTATCGTTTTCCGTCTTTTAGCACGGGGCAATACATAGCTGAACAAGAGTCCGAAGGGTCGCCACTTAAGCCGCCTTCCCACTTTTTAATAAATTTTACGTACGTTTCTAAGTTCATAAGGTTTTTTTGACTAAAGTACACGTTTTTTTAACATCACAAAAACAAAAAACACAGTGAGCAAAAACCCTAAAATAACAAATAGTTGTTTAAATTGTCTCACGGGTTTGTTGCGTTGCACTACTCGTTCACGTTTAAGGTCGTTTTTAGCCGTTTTAAGCGCACTTTGTAGTGAGTCCTTATACATTAATCGAATTGTCCGCAAAGAGTCGTTAAAACGCTTGTATTCGAATCTCGTTTCGTAGCGTGTCTTTGGATAGTAGGAAGTGTTGTAATAGATAATAGTATCTTTTGAACTTACTACCTTCACCCAGTACGTAGTGTCGTGTTTCCATACAAGGAAACTATCCACTTTTGTTACCCGGATGGTGTCGCTAACCGTGTCGCACCGATAACCCTTTTTAATTGCTTTGTTGAGGTGGTAATTAACAGAGCAAGACGTTAAACATAGGGCAAACATTATACGTAAAAGCATATATAAGTGTTTTAATTGTGTAAATTATACGAAAAAACATATATAAAGTCGGATTAAACCGTCAGAAACTATCCTTTATCTTCTTTGCGTTGGAAATAAACCTCTTAAACCTAGCAATAAAACCTTTGTCATCTCCGTATTTAACTCTGATTTTTTCGTCAATGCTGACCACTTCAATACTGGCAAGGAATAACCCGACCAATTTAGTAAGTGTGTAGTCAACTGAGAACACGGTCTTAACCATGTCGTTAACCATTGCGTAGTCGATGAGGAAGAAAAGAATAACCGCACTTTGGTAGGTTATCATCTTACCTACTAAGCCTTGTCTTAATCTCCTACTGCTAAACTTTTCAGTCGTTAACCGAATAGCTACAATAGTATCTACAAAAATAGCAAGTCCAATGACTAATAGAATAACTTGGATGGGTGCAAAAAACGAATAGACCGCTACGAGTGCCGTGATTATATATTTCACACTTCGTATTTTGAAAGTTCGGTTAAAGTCCAAAGTTCGACCTCTTCGTCGTTCCAATCAGTTACATAAGTAAAGCCGTCAAGGCTCAAGCCGAAGTTAGCCGTTTCCGTAGTTAAAAGAACGTCAACGCTGCAAGTTCGTTTTGCTATTGTGTCGTGAATAACAAGAACCTCGATTCTTGGATTAACTATTTCGACGTTGAATTGTGGGAATTTGTAAGTCATAATTTTATGATAAAGTTGTGCCAGTTACTGTGAATGTTCTGCATGCTATCCAACGAGCATCTGCGCCCGTTTTACCGCCTAAATTTATCCAACTACCTACATGTACATAGGCTAAAGTTGTCGACGCTGTGTATGTTGTTGATGTCCATATTTGAGCATTTGGAAAATTAAAAGGTGAATAGCTTATCCCAAAGGAAAGAGAGTAGTTAAAAATGTTTTCTATTTCTTTTTTGTTCGGTAGTCTCCACCCAGTTGTAAATCCAGTAATAGATAAAGCAAGTGCGGCATCAATGGCAGCGTTCCACGTTATATTAGTAGCACTAACGGTTCGATAATAGCCTAGCACATTTGACCCGTTATAAGTACTCCAATCAATGACTATGTTTTTAACGTAGTTTTGACCGCCTAACTCATCCGTAAATCGGTTCGTGTTTCCGAAAGGATTGTTTGAGGCAAGTACCGTGAACGAAGTGGCACGTCCCGCTTCAAGGTCGCCATCGTCTCCAGTGCGGTAAGAGGTCGTTTGTCCCGTCTTCATTAAGGTAGCCCCAACGGGTGTAAATGAAGCCGTGTTAACCGTTATCGTAACGTGGTTTGAGTTGCCTTGGTAAACTACGGACTGCGGTGTAATGTCGCCACCGCTTTGGTTATGAAGTCGTATGTTTAACGGGTCGGTTGCGTGAATTGAAAACGGGTTAACTTGGTTAACGGTTATGTCGTTATCGGCTACAATGTAGTTTTCAGTAACTCCACTCGGTACGGCTTCAACGTGGATAGTGCCGTTGCTCTCTTTTCTTAAATGTATAGTTGCGTCAGGTGCGGTAATTATTTCGTTGTCTCCGCTCGGTATAGTTCCACTAAATAATAAAGTAGGGACGGAGTTATAAACATCGTAGGTTGCGTCGGCGCATGGTGGTATAGTTACCGTTATGTCTTGGTCTTGAACACTCGGGTACATTTCGTCACTGAGCACATTTCCGTCTTCATCGTAAACTACTAAATGTACGTCAGGAAGTACTAAAATTTCACCGCTTGGTGCAACGTCTTGGTAACTTCCGTCCGAGTTTTCAACGGTACCCGGTTCACATTCTACTTCAACGGGTTCAATTGGATTCATTGGAATTTCACACGCTCCGTAAGTCGAGACCTCAAAAGTTATACTCATCACCCACCCCGCTACATAATCCGAGTCAAAATTGTTTACGGGTGTCATGGTCGACGTTCCTACTACATCTAGTTGAGCGTCCATGTCGTTAATGTAATAGACGTACATATCCTTAAGAATAAGTTGGCAGTCGCTTACAATAGTGTTTAGGTTTGCTCGGTCTTTTTGTATAATGTCAACGCAATAAACGTTAATAGAAAATTGGTTCGTGTTTAGGTCTTCCAAGTCGCTAACGGGTTCGACAAAAACAACGGGGTATTTTTCATCTTTGGTGCTAAAGTTCGGCATCTGCTCCCGAAATTCACCCCCGTACTTTTTAATTTGCAAGTGAGCGTTACAAAACTGCTCAATCTTACTAAGTAGTGTAATATAACTTGTCATAGTGTAGCGTTTTCTTGCATTTTCTTAACCTTATTTTGGGTGCTTGTTACGTCACTTTCGACTACAATAGCTTTAACCGTGAGTTGGTTGCTCTTATTTTCTACGTCTTGCGCTGATCCCGTTGTATTTTGGTTGTTACCTTGTCCGAAAAGTGAGAACGATGGCGCACCACCTCCCGCAGCTTCATTTCCTGCCATGCTTGTAACGTCAGTACCACCACCGCCACCACCGCCCGAACTTTTTGAGCCGTATTGAGTACTTGCAATTTTAGCAACGTTAGCAACCGAAGCCGATATAGTAGCAACGAGCGCAGCAATACCCAAAGGTGTTACGGGTGGCATTTGTGCAATAGACGCTTGAGCCGCTTTAAACCCGTCAATAATAGCAAGTGAAAGTTGCATTGCTTTTTGAACTGCAAATTGACGCTTTGCTCTTTTTTCTTTGCTTATTTCGTCTTGCTTTCCAAAACGATTTGATAAAGTAAACACCGTTTCCGCAAGGTTATTAACCGAACTAGCGTAGTCTTCTGCCATCTTAACTTTTTTGTCAAACTCGGCTTTTTCTTCTGCGGCTTTTTTGTCTCTTGCCTCCTTTTCAATATTGGCAATTTCGTCTTCCTGACGTTTCTTTAACTCAACTGTATCTAGACCGTATTGTTCAGCTAAAGTAATTAGGTTAAAGTATTTTTCACGAACTGCGTCCTCTTCAAGTTGTGCTGCGCTGCGTGTGTTTTGGTCGTATAGTGCGGCAAAATCTTCCTCGTCTTGGGCTTGTAAAAGTTTAGCGTCTTTGATTATTTTGGCAAGGTCGGCTTGTTTCTTTACTTCGGCATCAATGTATTTTTTGTTTATTGCGTTCGCTGTTTGCTGTGCTTCGGCAACGTACAAAGCGTTAAGTTTAGCACGTTCGTCTTTGTTAAATTTCTCGTTCTTTAAAAGGTCTTCTTGTAGTCTTTGGTATTTATATTCATTGGCAAGTAGTTCCTTTTCTACCCCGTCTTCCATCACCCCGAGGGTCAAGTCTTGAATAAGACGTGTAGCTGCTAACCTATCCGCTAAAAATTGCTTTTGTGCGTCCGCTGCCTTTTGACCTTCGGCAATTACTTCCTGATTGAGTTTAACTTCCTCAACTTTTATGTCTCGTGCTTTGGTCTTATTTTCAGCAACGGTATCTTTATATAGTTTTGTTTGGTTCAAGAAATTGTTGTCCATAAATTTCAGCAACTTTTCTTGGTTTGCTATTTCTTCAGCAAAATATTTATTACGTTCAATCCTAACTGCCAAACTTGATTTACCTTCTGCTTCAAGTAATGCAATTTTTTCATCCATCTTTCCGATGATTTCTTGACGCTTTTCCTTTTCCTCTTCGAGTGAGGCGGTAGTTTTTGCCATTGACTCTTCCGCCGCAAAGTTGGTTAAACCTAGCAAGTCCAAAAAGTATTTTATTAAATCTACTAAAGGCTTAAATACCGCAGTCAACATTTTAATTATTCCGTCAAACCACCCTAATTTATTTCCTAAATAAACGAATGCAGCAACCACCGCACCAATAAGTGTAACAAGTAAAAAGATAGGGTTAAGTAAAAGTTGCGCACCTAATTTAAGGAACGCACCACCCACTGACGCAATAGTTGAACCAAGTCCTTTTAGTGAAGCCGAAATAGTTTTGCCGTCAATCTTCCCAAGACTTCCAGCGAACAATTTAGCACTTGACGCAGCCCCTTCAAAGTCCATGTCCATTAATTGGGACTTCATCAAGCCAAACGCATTACTTGTTTGCTCAAAGCGTGAACCCGAAGCAAAGACCGCAACCTGTTCGTTTGCGTCTTTTAACTTATCCGAAAGTTCACCCGCCTTTTCACCGAGTTCCGCCATTTGTTTGGGGTCGGTTGCGTTGGCAAGTTCCCCTTTTAAGGCTTTAAGTTCCGAACGGATTTGTGCAATTCCGTTGAGTTTTATATTTATTTCCTGATCAGCCATTATATAACCATCATGGTGTTGTCGTAGTCACCTCTATTTCCGCAACCACCTACGGGTTTGATATCCGAGTCTCGGTTAAGGTCGCTCGTAAATTCTGGGTAAAGTGCTTTGTATTCTAGCAAATAGTTGATTAATCTTTTCTCGTAGAAAGCAGCCATTTGTCCGTAGTGGTCCATAACAAAGGCGGTATCACTTTGACTTACTGAACTTGAGTAGTCACCGCTTTGTTGTTGAATTCCTTTGTTTTTAAGTTGGTATGTTAGTCCGAATGCGGCTTGTTCGGCTGCCCTCCACGCTACAACAAATTGAATTTTCTCCACTAGCGTAACTTCGTCAGGTGTTAAAACTTCGTCGTTGTATTGAGTCAGTAAATAGTTGTAGAAATAACTACCTAGGATAGCTTGTAAGCGCATATCACTAGCAGGCTTAACGTATGGAAACACATCCGTCACATCGACGTTACGAGTGATTGGCGTGTTTACTTTTAGGAAGTTCTCGGTTACGAAATAAATCATGCTGTTGGTGTTTGAGTGTCAGGTAACGGAGCAAGTGAAGCAAGTTCCCGAATTTCGTTTGCTGTCATGTTTTCCAAAACTTTAGCCGCCAATGTCGGGTTCATTGCGTTGAGTGCGTTAATAATGTCCTTTCCTTTTTCGTCTACGCTTGTAATAGTTTCGTTGACAATTTGGTAGTTGGTGATTTCTACGTGTGCATTAATACCAACCGCTCGTAAGAGTCCGTTAACTACGTCCGTAATGGTTTCACGTAAAGGAATAATCGTGTTTTTCTCGAAGATAACATAGGCTTGTTTAATGTCCGAACCACTACCCAAAGCCCCCGAAGTACGTACACCCAAAAGAATAGGGTCAATGGTGTGCGCAAAGCATATCTGCTCGGTGTTCAATTCACTAACCCCCCTAAACAATTCATCGTTTGAGTTTGTAGGTACGTTCACCAAGTCAGGAAGTGACTCTTTGTTATTAGCAAAGAAAGCAACCGCTTTTCCTGCGTTCTCCGCCCCTTTCAGCTTGTTAACCGTGTCTTTGATTAACTGCATTTCTTCTGGTCCCTGTGGTTTCTTCGGGAACATCATGGCAAACGAAGGGAAGATGCTATTTTGAATGTTCGATTTCTGCAAGTAGCTAAGTTCACCACTCAAAAAAGCAAAGTTTAACGCACTGGTGTACTGCGGTAGTGGATAGTAGTCTTGTCCAACGCTCTTTTGTTCGTATGCGTATAGGTAAGTACCGTCTTTACATTCCGGGTGGTATGGTTCAAAGGTTCTAATTTGCATTCCGAACTGCCAATCCTCATTTACAGCGTATAATGTTTTCGCTTGGTTAATTCTAACCTTTTCGGGGGCTACTCGTTTAACATTGTGCGTCTTTCCACCTTTTAACTCGATGGTAAAGTAGCAACGTCCGTGTAAAATAACGTCTTTCGTGATTGTCTTAAGCGTGTCTTTGAAACCTATCTTTTTTCCGAAGGCATAAAGTACTACCTTTTCCATGTCCGTTAACTTCGACTCGTCAAATGTATAGCCCCCTCCGATAGTTGCGTTTGTTTTGAAGTCGACAATTGACCCGTGAAGTGGTGACATGTAGTACATTTGGTTCATGTACTGCGGATAAAGGTTATCACTTCCAAAACGTACATAACCTTGCACAGTGTAACGTACATCTACAAACGGCAACGACAAATTTCCTTCAGGCACACGCAAAAATGGCGTACTAAATGTTTGGTAACCCGTGTCCACCACGCTTACACTTTCGTCTTTTTTAAACTTTCCAAATAATCCCATTAGTCATAAATTGAATTTGATATACCTTCGACAACCATACGCCCTTCCTCAACTAACGTTAAGCCGTTAGCGTTCGTGTTTGGGTCGACAATTATCGGGTCAGGACTTTCGTAAATCTCGTAGCGGTATTGACCTATTCTGAACGTAACGTCTACACCTTCCTCCAAAAAGAAAAGATTATATCTATTTACATATTGCGAATAGTCAACACCTACCCAGTAAACGGGTGCAAGTGTCTCGTCCATTTCCCACACGAATTTAAACAACCATGTCGGCGCAGTGATCGTAGCACTTTCCGTTAGCGTTAAGGCTATTGTATTGTTTTCGTTTTGTTCGAGGTATATCATACTATCTTAATAAGTAGTATTTAGAAAAGTTGGTTAAATAAAAAAGGGGGCTAATTAAAACCCCCTCTTCAATTCGTGTTTATCTTATTAGATAATGTTTGGAATTTCAGCAGACGCAACCTCATATGCAAGGTTTTCCGCTTCCGCTACGAACGTAACGCTGTACTTTGAGCCATCCGCTTTAGCAGTTCCCGAACCTTCCGTTACGGCTGTCAATTGAGCGTTTGGAAAATACCAATACTTGCCGTTAGCGTCACCAACTACAAGTGCTAAATCTCTTTGACCTTCGCCTAAGATTTTAATTGCCTTAGATTTCGCAGCCTCTCTTCGGTGGAAAATTAAAGTAACCGTTTGTGTATAGTAAGACGAACCGTTTACGAGGTCAATTGCTGCCTCTTCGGTATACATTCCCGTGTTACGTCTGAACTCAAACTCAACAAATTGGTCAGTAAGTGTACCGAAGTCAGTAACAACATAAGCCGTTACGTCAACTGGACCTACCACGTTGTCTTGGTCGTTAATATAAATCGAAGTTATCCCTCCGATATTTGAATCACATCCTTTTAAGATGGTTTCTAAAGTTGTACATGCCATATTATTTAGTATTTAAAGGTTTATAAAAAGGGGGTTATTACACCCCCGTTATAATTTAGCAGTATTGTGCCCCTCCGTACCAAACAACTTGTGGTGTATTCACTACATAGAAACCTGCTTTGAAGTCAGCTCTTGCACCGATACGACGATCAAGTGTTGTCTTGCTAAAGTCAACGATTTGCAAATTGTCTTGGTCACCTTCTGCATCCAATGCGTAGATGAAGTTTGTATAATCAGACAAGATGATAGTTGAAGCAGGAAGACCGTACTCAACAACAACTGGGATATCCAAGTAAGTCAAAGACAAACCAACCGTTACGTTAGTTGCAGTGTTGGTTGCAGCAGTAGCAATGCGGTAAGCAGCAGCCACGTTAGGCGCTACTTTGAATTGCATTTGAGCAGGATTAACCAACATCTCACCCGTTGCAGCTGTCAAAGTTGCAGCCATTTTGTCAAGTACGTTAGCCGAAGTAATAGCAGCGTAAGTTCCTGCAGGAGTAATGAAGTCGTTAGCCGTACACAAACGCAACAACCAACCATCACAAAGACCCAAAGCACCTTCAACAGCCGTGTCACCTCTCCACATCAATTTAGCAAGTTCTTGGTGACCTTTCTTCGCCATTTGTGAATAAAAGAAATTCATGAAAGACGCAACTGAAAAGTCAGAGTTTGAACCTTTAGCCATTTCCAAAGCAAGGAAAGATTGTTCTAGGTCAAACTGACAAACAGACGCTTGAGAAGTCAATGCACACACATCAATCCT